AAATGTCACAAATCTTCTTAGTTATCTGTTCTGCCCAAAACTCAGGGTCATGGCCTTTGTTCTGTGTGGTTTCAACCATCACGCTACCAAGCTCTAAGAAACTGTCTTTACCCATCTCAGCCACGATAAGGCTCCGGTGATAAAACAGGCTCTGGAACCTTAGCTCCAGCCTTTTTCATTTCTTTTTCAATCTGTGAGTTTCCGCAAACTATCCAGCCAGAGTCATGATTAACCGCGACGACAGGATCTTCTAGTCGGTGGAATCCGTATATGCGCTCTTCAAGCGGCACGTTCTGATCAAGCAAACCAGATCTATGAGACACACCGATTTCGATGTTT